GCGACCCAATTGTTGACAAAATGTACCGCGATTTATTCGCTGAAGCACACTCTGGCATATCTCTCGAACCCGCAATGGTCGACGAAAGGATGACAAAACGCAATCTATACAACGAGATGTTCTACATTAACAGAGAAAAGATCCACCGCATCAAAGACGGCTACACAACCACCAAATCTGGTCACGACTACAAGTACTGGCATACCGCATTCGCACGACAACACCTCGTGAAAGAAGACGATCCAGACAAAGTTCGACTAGTTTTCGGCGCTCCGTCCCTCGCCTTACAGGCAGAAATGATGTTCATATGGCCAATTCAGGCCTGGCTCATGTCTCTCGGAAACAACTCTCCTCTCCTATGGGGCTTCGAAACCCTAACTGGCGGATGGTACAGGTTACGAAACTACTTCAGTAGGTTCGACAACCATGACACCATCTTGACGCTAGATTGGTCAGGATTTGATAGAGACGCAAGACACTCAGTCATCAAGGACATTCACTCAGATATCCTTCGACCCATGTTCGATTTCTCCTCCGGCTACCACCCGACTCACGACTATCCAACATCCGACTCAGAATCTTACTCTCCCCACAGACTCGAAAATTTATGGAACTGGATGACGAACGCAATTCTCAAGACTCCACTTCTTATGCACGACGGCTCAATGCTCGAATTTCAACATTCTGGTATTTATTCAGGCTACCTGCAAACTCAACTTCTCGACTCTATTTATAACCTCATCATGATCTACACGATTATGTTTCGACTCGGTTTCAAAGAACACCAACTTGAAATCAAAGTACAAGGAGATGACTCAGTCATCGCTATACTCTGCAACCACACTCTGGTTAAAGATTGGCTCATTCCTCAATTTACGTACTATGCAACGAAATATTTCGGATCAAAGGTTAGTGAACAAAAGACAGAACTCCACGAAGGATGGGACAACTGCGAAGTACTCAAGTACCGCAATCGAAACGGTTTACCGTATCGAGATCCCCTCGCACTCATCGCTCAATTAGTGCATCCCGAAAGGAAAAAGTCACTCTCAGCACTCAAGGCTAGAGCCATCGGTATCGCTTACGCGAACTCCGGCTCAGACCTCCGTGTTTACCGTACCTGCGAAAGCATTTACGAGTACCTCGATACATTTATCGAAGGCGCAGATCTCCGCGCTCTTCCAGAGCAGTTGAAGTTCATTCAAAAGTATCTACGAACAGGATATTTCGACGTTACAAGATTTCCCTCTTTTAACGAAACGATCTCCCGTCTCATGGATCAACGACTTCCTCTTCCCTCGAAGAAGTACTGGCCGCTTTCACATTTCATCGGTTTACCCGGTCAAGTGAATACGACTTGATTTTTCTTTAGTTTAAACGCTATTTCTTAAATCCAAAAAAA